CTGGCTGTTTTGCTGAATGTTTTACTAGCAATGCAGCACGCAGAATAGAAATTGATTTCTTTCGTCGCTGGCTCGCACCTCCATAAGCAGGGCCAAAATCTGTCCGTGGATCAGGCACCAGTTCCAACAAAGACTCCAACACCTGCTCAATGGCAGGGCGATCAATGGTTATCAGGGTCATGATATCTTACTCTCCTTCAACAGTGAATAGTCAACATAGACTGCCTTGTTACTCAACATCTTACGGACAATCAAATAACCTTGGAGGTTACTTGTTTTGGTACGAGATACATACTGTATCTTTCCACCTTGCAGCAAGCCTTGCAATAGCTTGTTGAGATCTTCTGGCCTATCAAGATCGGATTGCACTTGCTTCCAAAGTTGTGGAATGTCCAGTGGTGCCTTAGCTTCACTCAACACGGAAATGATACGGGCTGCCACATCTGCGTTCTTTGCTTTCCCAAACTCTCCCATAGCATTGGGCATCTTGTGCTCTGTGAACGTAAGCAGTGTGTTGGCAAACAATACGTCCTCAGCATTTATCTCAGTCCTCAGATTCGCAGCACTTGATAGTAGGCAGAGCTTGAGCAGGTGGGTGTATCGTCGCGTTGAGTAGTGTTTGAATCTTGCATCTTCCAATCCTTCAAAGCTGTGATAAATGGTCTGCAACATTCCTCGGGCTTTGTCTGTGAGCTTGGCGTCACCTTGCACGCGGAGTTTGATTTCCCTGAACGTGCTTACTATTTCCGTTTTGAGCGTGTCGGATGGGCGTTCTGGAAACGCGATCTTCTTTCCACTTGATTCCCCATATACGAGAATAAGACGCGATAGAAAACCTTGACCAATAGCTTGTGGAGGGAACGCTTCAGAAAAGCCCGCATGTGTGTTGCCTGCCAGTATGTTGATTGTGGGTTGATAAATGTTTACTGACCTAGAAGTTTTGAGTCGCTGCTTGAATGGTGCGTCAGGACTATCCCAATCCCAAAGACTGCCAAGCAATGATAAGAACTCCAAGTTGCTAGAGCCTACGAACTCATTGAACTCATCTGCTGTAATGAACACTTCTCTGGGATCGCCCATTGGCACGTCATCACCAAACAGATTACGCATGACCTCATTGCTACTTGCGACTTTTGCGCCCTCATCATCTTCAACGCCTTCTAGGTCAAGTAAGAACTTCTCTTTCGAGGTACGCTCTGCTGAAAACTTATCATAGCCTGCGCTTGCCAATACCTTCTTAGCTAACTTGATGGCGGTAGACTTACGAGTACCGGGATCACCAAGCAGCATGATGTATTGGTTTGGAAAGATGTTGAAGTCACCAAAGGGCAGACGATATTGCCTGCCTAAGTGTGCCCCCAAACAAGTTAACAAACTCCACCTATGGAATATAAGCGGAGGTTCTGTCTTTTCTGCGTAGGTGAAATAGCGATCAAAGAGTGTCATTGTCACTTCAAATCTCCCCAATACTTTTCCCCGCTGTTCATGTCAGGAGGGATAAGCATGGTACGAACTTTGCCATCTGTGCCTTTTACTTGCACAGGCTCTTTCATAAGTTCACGGACACGGTCAGGAGTCTTGTCACCTTTATACACAAACAGCAACGAGTCATGAATCTGAGCTTTGAGTCTTACAATGCCTCGCAGTTCCCCATACACACTTTCTCGCCACACTCTATAAAAGACACGGTTAATAATTCCAACGCTCAAGTTTTGCGGCCCGTGGGCCACAGCTGCGTTAAGTGCAGGTTTGCTAGAGGTCGGATCTGAGAAGAAGTAACGAGTCCAGCCAAGCGGGGATACTAGCTTTTTGGTCAGCTTAATAGTACGCTTGATTTCATCGTACCAATCCTTCTTGACTTCAGGATACGCAAGCTCGTATGTACGAAGCAGATGCTGACAAATTTGAGTCAGTGTCCATTTTGCCGGAAGCTTAAGAAGTGCTCTGGCTTCTGCCACTGCTTTTGGTCCCATAGTCTCTAGTAGTACCGTCGGCCCCATGCAATAGTTAGCTCCATGCCCAACACGCTTTGCAAGTCGTCGCAGGGGGTTATCAACCTGCTCATAGGGAACACCAAAGAACTTGTGAGCATTCCAAGAGTGGTAGTCTTTGTCAGATTCCACAAGATCAATAAGTGACTGACATCCTGACATGTATCCGACACATCTAGCCTCAGACTGAGCATAGTCCCCTTCTGCCAATCCATCCCAATCGTTGTCAGCACATATCCATGATTTAACGGCTTGACCTTGTGGGATATTTTGGATTTGAAGTCCTGTCCAGAAACTTGATTCAGTAGAAGCCAAGCGGCCTGTGTCAGTTCCTGCGGGGTTGGTCTTGTAGTAGAGTCTTTCATTCCAAAACTTCTCCCATACGAAGTAGGTTGACAACAGTTTAGCCTGCTTACGATAAGCGAGCAACTCGGAAACAATCAATGCATTGAACGGATGGACGGCTGCGCACGCGTTCATAGCTTTTGCATCGGCAGATTCAACATCTCCCATGCCAAGAACTTTTAGTAATCGCTTGCATTGGTCTGGACTTGCGGGATTGAACTTAGATCCAAACCATGCATCAAGCCTCTGCTTCTTTTCGGCAAGTGCAGCCTCAGCTTTCTGCTTTCCAGCCTCAAATCTTTTACGATCAAGGCTGAGTCCGTCAGCTTCCATGTGCAAGCAAGGGAATACCAGCGGGAACTCCAGCAAGTAATTAGCTCTTGCCCATGTAGGGACTTCGACAACGAGTGCACAGAACGCGGTAAGAGTTGCCCAACAATCTCGGGCGTTATACTCAAATAGGTTATATTCTGATCCAGCTGCGTCGTCCTTCCAAAATCTGATTTGCCTAACAGCGAATGCTGTAATGAAGTCAAGTCGCTTAGGCAGTTCTGAATACCAGCTATGGAACAGGTGTTGTGTATCGTAAATCCAGTTACAAACCGGTACATTAAAACGGAGGAAATACAGGTTGTCATACATCCCGTTTTGAAAAATCTTCGGAACAGGGCTTGCGTTAAGTTGTCTGACAAACTGATGTGCCAGCATATCTTTGAATGGCACCACGACGGTGTGTGTTGTACCATCGGGAAACAGGGCTGCGTATCCTACGCAATGAATACGCCGCTTCTCATCACCTACATATGTCTCAATGTCACAGGCTAGAACATTTGCAGATTGGAACTTGGCAAGAAGCAATGCAGATTTTGCAGGTGTCCAGAGTTCCCAAGTGAACGCAGTTTGTGGAAACCAGCGCGCCGGGTCTGTGATCTTAGAAACGAAGCGCTTGAATACGAATGGGCCTTCTGCCGTAGTGACAAGATGTTGTAGCGGATTGAGAATCAACACACCTACGTCAGTCTCTGTGCCAAGTTTGGACTTGTCAATATAAAAGAATGAGCCGGCGTAGTCATCAAGTTTCAGCTTCTTCTTGGTGCCGCGCTTGTCCACAGGATGCCTGAAATCTATCTGAGTACCGAGCAGCATGGTCATGGTCTGAGGACACGTGCAGATAACTGCCTCAATCTTATTTGCTCGAATCTTAGCAGCCAGACTTGAAAGATACTCCTCTGAGCGTAGCTGCACTTTCAGATTGTGCGTACCTACGATTGGGCGAAAGCGCTCCAGATAAGATCTGTCTGCCTCTGTTCCAAACAATCCAAGAATCATACGATGCCTTCTGTTTACAAGTTTCTCAGCACTGTGTCCTAGCTTTATAACCAAGACACAGAAATGAGAAAGCCTCCCAGAGGGGAGGCAATCAGAGAGTCATTGCTTACAGAACAACAACATCTTTCAGTGCGAAGTTCCAGCGATCTGCGTCCTTCTTGTCCTTCTTACGAACCAGAGTAGCAGCCACGGAAACCTTGTCAATCTGAGCAATGGTGTCACCCATCTTCTGCGTACCGAAGTGAGCAGCGAATGGGGCAGTTGCCTCTTTCAAGAAGCCGATACCGTACTCGTTAACAGTTCCGTCCTTCTTGAAGGGAGAGAACATCTGCGAGAACTTCATGCCAATGGCAGCTTCGGATTCTTCCTCGGGCACCTTCACTTCGTTCACAGCTTCCACTTCATAGGTGAACTTAATGTAAGCGTTCTTGCCAGCTTCCGTAGGATCAACACGCTCTGCTGAAACCAACAGATTGTAGTGACCAGTAGGAGGTACACCAACAGGAGGCAAATCATCAATGTCATCCATCGAAGCATCCATCAATGCGTCAAGGTCAGTAAATGCAGCGTTCGAGTTCATAGTGTTTCCAATCAAAGACAAAACAAATTAGCAGACAAGTGGCCTGCCAGCACTTCTGAGCTTCTGCTCAAAACCTTAATTCTGCGGTGGCAACCGATCTTCAACCAGCTTGGCGTAACCTTGAATGTCATGCCAGTTGTCAGCGTAGTCAGGATCACCAGTCAGAATACGTGCGATCTTATCAGCGATTACGTCAAGTGCCTGACGTTGCGCCATTGACAATCTATTCTGATAGTTGTGAGTGTTGGTCATTACACTCTTGAGGTTCTGACAAATGCTGGCATGGATTGAAAAGTCGCCGTAGCGTTTGCCTCGCTCTTGCAGTGTTTGATCGACAGCAGATTGAGATTGTGGCATGGTTTACTTTCTATGTCAAGGGGTTGAAAAAAGTGGTGATATGTCCAGTCCGTCGCCTTTAATATCATCAATGCTTACTGGCAATCGTGAGCCTGTGATGATCGTCGGGCTGTACGTTGTAGAACTATGTGCACGATGTTGTTTGTTAGTAACAGTGCAATAGACTACGCTGTCAAAATACTTGGCACTGGTCAATGAAAAGTTTCTAGTGCCTGCAACAGGTACAATCTTTTCACGACCTTCCAAGCTTTCTGATTCCATCTCATGACTGATGACGCAGATGTTTACATCAACAGCCTGAATGAAACTGAGAACCTGCTCCATCAAACTACCTTGCACTGCATAGTCTGTGAAAGTCTTTTTGTATTCTTCGCCGCCGGGCTTTTGAAGCTCTTTTAGAATACCTCGGTTCATGGCACTGTTGGCAAGCTGACTCATGGAGTCAATAACTAGAATATCTTTAGCACCTAGCTTGAGGATATCTAGCTCGCTATGCTTGGCGTCAGGCTGCTTTGAACAAATAGGACAAGCAACCTTGCCATGTGCAACGCAGATTCGTTTAAGACCACCTCGCAAAAGCTCACGAACAGTATCAATAGCCACAGGGTAGAGGCGATGGTCAGGAATAGGAATGACGTTAACGTTTCCCCGATACTTTGGTTCCAAGATTGCAGGGTTAAGTAAAGTCTTGATGCCATTTTCCAGATCCAGCCAATGAAGTTGAAAGCCTGCTGCTGCCAGCTTGCCTACCAGTGCAGTCTTGCCTGATTTGGGCGGGCCGTATACAAGAACTTTACTGCGACTGCTGCTTGTGTAGTCATTGAGATTCATGATCTGCTTTCAATGTGTGGTTGGTGGACGCTCGGCAGTCAGATTGGTAATACGATCATGAGCGCCAAGCTGCTTGGTAAGCAAGGTGCGAATACGGGCAATGTGTTCAGCACCTACGGAAATGGAAGCTATTGCATGATAGATGTGCTGCCCTTTGTGTTCATGAGGCGTAACATCTACAAAGATTCGGAACTGCGTAGTTCCTACTGGCTGATTGCTAGCCACACTATGCAGTGCTTCCATGTCAAATTGCTCCAATGCGTTAGCTACACACTCAGAGACTTGACTACTTGACAGGTCACGAGGTGAGAACAACACCACAGGGTAGCACAAACTATTGGCATCTGTTGCATCCATGCCAAGCATGGGCAATGCACAAATCTGTGCAACAATGTCATTGCTGCGATCCCAACAAAGCAGTGTAGGTTCAGCAATCATGGTACCTAATCGTGCCTCCATAGATTTGAAATCAACTTTCATTCAGTTTCTCCTTTTGACGGTTGACAATTTCTGTCAGGGTGGTTGCAAAATCAATGGGTTCAATCTTCTCAATGTCTGCCAAGCTGTCAATTTGAGGCAGATCATTATACTCCATGCCAAACGTATGCTTGAAACTCAGGTCACAGTTTTCATAGTATTCGCAACGTCGGCTGTAATTGAAGCAGCTACGTCCACGCTTAGGGAAGAAGTTGATGGACTGGTACGCTTCAATCTGTTGGTGCATGAGCAGCTGATCTTGAATCCACTCAGCCTTCTTATGACCTTGCTTCATGAAGTTGAATTGCTGCCACTCTTGAGCGCCAACAGAGTAGACTGTATACATCACATCATAACTGTTGCTGCCAAGCATATCAACAACAACTGCATAGCTGAGAGCTTGATCGCTGTTGGAATACAGTGCAGGATCAACAGACAGGAAAGATGTAGTCTTGTTCTCCTTAATGAGGTATTGGCCCGTCTGCCTATGCTTCAAGATTTCATCAATGTGGCCAGAGTAATAGTGACCATCTTCAAAGTCAATGGCAACTGTGGCCTCTATCTTGACAACTTCATAGTCACCTAAGCCAGACTCATTGTAGAATTGCACATAAGCGTACAAAGCCCAACACGCTTCCCAGAATGACTTGCCATTGCGGTGTCCAGCTTTACGTTCACTAGCTAGTAAGTCTAGATCCCATGCAAGAAATGCTTGCCACAAAGCTGCACGTAGATCTTGTGTTGCATCGTACTCCGCTACGCCTGCACCAACTGCGTGACCAAATGCAAATGTAGGTGAGTTGACACGCTCATCAGTTCCTGCGTTGGCTTGCATCTTCTTGATTGCAAACTTGCGAGGACAAGAATGAAATGTATCTTGTGTGCTGTATGTAGTCAGATTGCCATGTGCAACCAGCTGAGAGTAGTTATCTTTAAGCACCTTAACAGCACTGCCAAACCCCGGAGTAGGCTCCGAGAGGCGTGTATTCATAATGGCATCAAACATCTCATCAGTTACAAGTCCCATGACAATCTCCAAAACAAAAACAAAAACAAAAACAAAATCACAAGTCAGAAACACTCACAGATTTGCGAGTACCGCCAGAAGATTTACCAGAAGCTACTGCTTTCACAATCTCCGTTTTGGTGTGCACCTCGGCTGCATCAATGATGGTTGCAATCTCTTTGTCATCCAACAGATGCACAGTCTCAGGATATGAAATCAACAAAGCATGTGTGTTGCGTAAGTGATTGGGCATCATTGGATCTTTAGCAAGCAATGACTGCTCAAGACTTGCAAGACTCTCAGTGAGCCGCTGCATAATATCTGCTGGAATTTTGTCGTCAACTTTCATGATTGCTACTCTCTCTGATTTGTCAGTGACATACTGACCATGGTTAAGGAAACTGTGTGCCAACTTTAATACTTCAAGCTGACTGAATGACATGAGTTGTTGGAACTCAATCTCAAGCCAGTGTGTATTGAAGTCGGCCGGGCTGCGTTGCCAGTAGCTGGCTGCAAGGAAAAAGATTTGAGATGTTACCAAACTTCTTGGTGGTTTGCAGTCATCTGCATTTCGCAGTTTAGGCAACACACGCAACAAGCCAAGAGTTACACGCAAATCTATCGTGGATCGCAAGCGGCCCGGCTGCGGTGGACTTTGCAAGTACCAGCAAAAACCCCTCGATACATGGGCCACAAGTGTTCTTACTTGCAACTCTGTATTGAGGGGCTTGATAAAGAAGTTAAGAGATGCCATCTAAAGTGCTGTGAGATATAGAAGTTCAAACTTGATTCTTACGCGAGTGGAAGATAGTTGTGTTCGTGTAACTACTAGCTTACTCCAACCAACTAATCCTGCCATGCGCCTAGCTACATTCTCAGCAGTCTTGACACGTTTCACACCATTTTCTAAAGTGCGAGCAAACTCATTACTGACTGTGACTTCTGCACTGCCAGTCGTTTTTATTTGATGCCAGACTGCATTGTAGTTTGCCATTCTCTTTTGGTAAGACTCTCAAGGTTTTAACCATTCAAGAATCTTGTCAAAAAAGAAGGGGCCGTAGCCCCTGTCTTTGTAGCTGCCAAGCTGTTGATTACAGCACAGACAGATCGACTGCCTTCTCCGGCTCGCTGATCCACTTGTCGAACTTGCCACGAATACGAGCAGCACAAGTACCAGTGTCTTCCAGATTTGCAGAGCTGGCCATGTAAATGTCCAACTGATCCACCAAGACTTGCAAGACTTCCTTGTTTGCCTTGGCTTTCTGCGGCTTCTTGAACAGGTTGATGTGGTTCTTGATCCGGCTTTCTTCCTTGCCAGTAGCAGCAACCATAACTGCCAAGTAGTCCTCGAAGAAAGCTGCCCAATCTTCTTCGGTGATAGCCGAGGAACCACGCTGCGAAGGCGGCAGGTTGGCAATGTAGGTCAGCGTCAGCTTGTCAAAATCAAGCATGGATGCAGAGACTTCTTGCTCGCTGTTGTCACCGAAGTTCTCGATGATTTCATCGAACTGGCTACGTGCTGCCTGATAAATAATATCAGAGATGCCAGACAGAATCAACTCAGACTCTTTGCCACCAGCTTGCAGAGTAGTAATGACTTCTTCTGCGGTCATCACTGGCAAGTCAACTTCAACGGAAGGCTGCTTCTTGGTACGGCCGATCTCTTTGCCGTTCTCGTCTTTGATAGCGCGAGACTTGAAGTTGAACTTGAAGGTTTGTGCGTTAGGCATTTTGCGTTTCCTTTGCAACTATGTTGCGTTGATGATGGGATTGTTGCCAATGTTGCCCGGTATTGGCCCCGGTGAAGTGATACTGTACGCGAGCGCATGGGGGCTGTCAACCCCCTGCGAGGGGGCAAAACAAATTATTTTATGCTTNNTGCTTGTCAGCAACAGCTTCATATGTCTCAGAGATTCTACCATCTGGTTGTGATGTTAGCATGACTGAGAATATTCCGTTGTCTGCAACGACAGAAACAACACAGCTAGTATAAAGTGGAGCTGATGATAGCAACATGCGCCCGGCTGCAAGTGCAGTAGCTAGACTGCAATCTCCTTGCGATATTTCTACCTTCATGCAGGACTTCATCATAATGGTTGACATCATGCCTCCCACAGACTTAGTTTGTATCGGTTGTTCCATGCTTCTTTCTCCTTCAGGGTTGCGAATGGATTCAATCTAGGATTCTCTGGACAGATTACTATTGGTGGAACCTTGCCAGCAGCAATAGCTTCTGTCGCCTTCTTGCCTATTCTAGCTTTCACTGCTTGCTGTTTACTCCACGATTTCACATCGGGCTTCATGGTAAAAGCATTAGGTTTAGCTTTAGCTTTAGTTTGTGTCATGTTACGTTCTTACCTTTCTGTTTTAAGGTTTGCTTGAGTTTAGCTACACGCGCATCACGCCGTAGATTCCGGCCATCGTTAATGATCTTGTCTACGCGAAACCAGTAGGCTTCTCCTTGCGGACTGTTGGCCCACACAAAAGCATCACGCAAATCATAGGTGTTAAAGTCTTTGCGAAGCTTAGGATCATCAGTAAAGAATACCCACTTAAGATTTCCTAGAATTGCATGAGCTTCTGGGCCAAGGTGCCTAACATATCTCTTGACAGTTTCGTACAGAGCTGTCTGGCTTGGTTGGTATTCAGAAACTTTTGCGTGCTCAAATTGTACGCTCATAGTGGTGCTCCGTGAACTTTAGCAGGTTGCCAAAAAGAAAGTAGAATGATCTTACCTTCTGGGATTGCAGGGCTGTATCGAAACTCACAACGGATCAGCTCTTGATCGCTACGTTTGTTCCATTCAGCTTCCGTAGGTATTGAGTTGTAAGCCCAGACAATACGATACAGTCTGCCTTTGTAATACATTGCTTCTTTAGTCTCAGTGCAATGCAGTTCGATATCAATCTTCTTTATATAGGTGTGATGTTTCCATGGGATCAGATCTTTAGCTGTCTGACTCAGATCATCATATGGAAAATATTTGATTTTATATGCAAGCTGTGTTTGCTGGCGATCATTTACACGGTTGAACAGGGGCATGATGCTCTCCTAGATTTTGGCAAGATTGACAGTTATTTGGATTGCTGATTTGCTTGCTTACGCGCTTTAAAGCGACGGGCAAGAAGATTGTATTGTGCTTGAGCTTTCAAGAAATGTGCCATGCTTGCAAAGCTTTCACGCTTAGGTGCAGTTGGCAACTCCTCAAGACTGTCTGCCTTCTTATCAATCTCTCCAAAGAACTCCTGTTCTTGTTTAGTCTGCACAGTATCAGGATGTGCATTGTTGTTCTCGTTACGCACTGTATCTAGCAGTGTGAAACTACCGTAGAAGTCATTGATGATTGCACGAATATGATTCAGTCTGGTGTGAATGAAGTGTGTAATCTCGTTGCCAGTATCACAGCAAGTCAAGATGGCTTCAATCAAATCATCTACATCATCAGCAATCCAATCTTCTGGGCTGATATCTCCACGCATAAATAGTTCTTTGAATGTAGCCCGGCGCCCGGCTGCGTACTCAGTTGAGATCTGAATATCAATCCAGTTCCAGACTTTGTTGAAATCTATGCGCTTGTAAATGTTCTCTGCTTTGACAGTCAACAATGCAGCTTCACGCTTACGCACTTCTTCTGCACGTTCATGCTCAGATTTCTTGCTTTGCCATTCATCTCTGATGGTTTCTGCATCATCCAGCCAAGCACTGAAGTTTTCCCAATTTGTGTTGTTGTTGTAGGTGCTTATTCTGTATTGTGGAAACTTGAGTCGCTTGGTTGTAGCAAAGTGATACCAGTTTGCCAAGCCAAGAAGTCTAGCAGCAGAGCCAACAGCTACCTTGCCATCTGGCAGGCTAGGAATATGCTGCTTGCTTTCTGCCGGTGCTTGCCATATTGCCTCCAGATCATACATGATTGCAGACATACAGAGTTTGATTTCTGTAATCTCATGATTCTGTATGAGCCACTCTGCTTGCTCTGCTACTGTCAAATGGTCTTTGAGTTTGACAATCAACTTGCTTAGTGGCATTTCATAGATTGGATGCAACAGTCTAGCTTGAAAGCTATTGAGTAGCGGCCAACCTTGTGAGCATATTGCAGTTACGCTGGCGAGTGGCAAGCCACTACGATAGCAGTTGATTGTCTTTGTTGGCAATGATGAAGATGTTTGCTGTGTCATATGAAAAGCTCCTTGCGTGGTTGGTAAGAATCATTCTTCAGTGATAGATTTCATGCTCTTTGCTTTGTCTGCAAAGAATTCAATCTTCTCTTTGAGTGTAGTTCCTGGGATGATGGGCCGCTCGGCTGCACGCTTGATAGAATTGCGCTTGCCAGCATTGTCTCCTTCACAGATGATATACAGTTTGTGCTTGGCACGAGTGACTGCTGTATATACAAGCTCACGAGAAATCATGGTAGCATGGCTGTCATGCAGGAACAAGAACACATTCTGCCATTCAGAACCTTGGGATTTATGAATGGTAAGTGCATAGCCAAAAAGCATAGAGTTGATTTCTCCTGCTGTGCTAAGTGTCTTGTCTACATCAAGATCAGGAATATAGACTGTGATACTGTGGCTTGCCAGATTCTTAGATTCTTCTTCAGCACCACCAAGCCTATCAAGCTCATTAAGAATCTGATCTGCTGTCAGTTGTGGCGTAGTATTTGGATTGGCAGGATCTGTACCCCAACGATCAAGAGTTTTAGATTCTGTCGCAGGCAACTTGCCACCATAGCCAACAGTCTTTTCAATCTTTGTAATGACAGCCTCATGACGATCAACAAGCACACGATCACCAACAGCCCAATAGCTTTTCTGGTAACGTGCAATCACTTCAAAGACTAGAGCATTACGCTGCTTGCCAAGATAGTCTGCAATGATCTTGTTCAATTCTACGGTGCCATAAGATTTATTGAATGGGCACAAGATCATATCTTCTTCTGGATTGTATTCACCAGATGCAATGATTTTAGGCAGAAATGATTTCATGACAACAAGAGCACTGTCTTTGTCAATGCGCTTCTTCCAAGGATGCAATGTTACATTGCCATGCTCATTGGCATCTTGTTTAATAGTCTCTGCCAGCATAGATGGCATCCAATCAAGCATCTTCAAATCATTTGTGCGGATTGCTGTTGCCAATGAAATGATTGGAGACAACAACGCTTGGCGATAAACTGTCTTGAGTTCCACAGTTTGAAGTTCAGCTAGTTTGAATCCAAGAATAGATGGGCCAAACACAGGAGGGATCTGGTTAAGATCACCAAGGAAAATGATTTGAGTTCTTGCAGGATTAGGCAAGGCTGCAATCACTTCTCCGTAAAGATCTGTACCAATCATTGAAGATTCTTCAAAGATTATAGTTGAGATGTGCGGCAGCGGGTTGGCTGCATTTCTGCTTGGCTCAAATCTCATTGTAGTAGATGGGATGCCTTCATCGTTGACAATCTCATAATAGTTTGGCTGGTATTCCAGCAGCTTATGGATTGTGATGCAATGTGCTTGCAAGTTTGCAGGCAACTTCTTACGAATATTGTTGACTGCTTTGTTTGTATAGCCACAGATTACAATAGCAGGATTGTCCTTGATAAGATGCTTGGTTGCATCGGCGAGTGGCCGCATATGTGCAGCACGTTGCAAACGAGAAATGAGTTCTTGAGTTACAGTAGTCTTACCAGTGCCAGCTGCACCAATCAAGCAAAAAGATTTACCTTGCAAGCCTAGTTCAATGGCTGCTAGCTGCTCAGTATTAAATACCAAGCCAGATGTTGCAGACTGTGCATGCTTGGCAGTTGTAGAAAGATGCAAGTTTACATCTTCTGCCTTCACAATGTTTGTGCTTTGCACAGCTTGATTTGCTTGCTGCTTGGCTGCATGCTTAGCACGTGCAGCTTCAATCAATGCAAGAGTCTTTGGATTCATAGGAAACTCCATTGGTTAGATTGTTTGGTCAAAAAGGTGCAAGTTCCTCAACATGATATATGACAAAATCTCTCTTGTCAAAATCATATTTAGAGAAGATCAAAGATGTATGCTTGTTTACATGGCACAGTATATTCCTTGCGAAGATCACAACGAGGAACTTTATCTACACGATACATGATGGTCATGTTTATTTTCCTTGTGATTTGAAATATTCTGCCATGTCAAGAACCCAAGCTAGTTTGTAGCTTCTATATGTATCTGAAGTGCTGAGCAATTCATATTGAAAGCTTTCTACTTCTTCCTTAGACAGTCGCCTTCTAAGCCAATTATTCAGTGTAGCACTGTTGTCAAGCAATGTATCAATGTGATCGTTTACAGCCAATGCACAATCTAAAGTGATGTAGCCGTCTTCACAAAGTTTATCAAGATCTAGGCAAACATAGTTACCATAGGCTGTAAACTCGTTACGCATTTCTTTATTAGCAATCTTGTCAGCAACAAGCATGAGTGCTTGAGAAGGAAGATTGCAAGGAAATGATTGAACTTGATCCATAGAAAACTCCATCAGGTTGAAAATAGAATGACAAGAAAATCAAGACAAATTTTGTCCTGACCCATAGAGTATGACACAACTTCATCTCAGTTTTACAAAACATTTCATATTATTTTATTCTTCTGATTCTTGCATTAGTTTGTTGTAATAATCTGAGAGATACTCTTGAACAAAGAGCTTAGGTATTTTGATAGCCGTGCCATCCTCCAATACGCATACAAAGTCTGAGTCTGCACTTAACTCATGAGGTGCTGCGTTTTCAAGAATAGATCTATACAGTTTGTTGGTTTCTTCTGACATTGCTGTTTTGATTTGCGCCACCTTGCTGGCCGCATCTTTATATCTGCCAAACTTAAAATCTTGCAATGCTTGGATTGCATCATCTGCACTAAAGAATGTTCCAAGACTATATTTGACCCCATTCCTAGAAGTTCTTACCACATATCTAATTGTGCCTTTTACTATGGAGATTCTAATTCCTGGTGGCAAAGCTTCTTGCAGATCTACTAAAGAGTTTGTCATGTCAATTTCCTTTCACATATTGAGGGTTTAGAAAGTTTAATTGTGGCATACGTACATGAGCTTGTCAAGAGGGGTGTAAACGTAATAGATAACAAGTGTCTAAATAGGTATGTCAGAACGGACGTGTCTTTGAGATTGGGCCTTCCCCTGTATTATGCCCCCTCACATATGCGCATGATGTAGATAAGCCGGATTGCGGCGAAGCCGCTAGATAAGAGAGACGTATATGTGATTGGAGTATATAGGGGGTGTTTAATTTTGAAAATCAAATTTCTTGTTTATAATTTTATATAAATAATTTAATATAGGGGGGGGTATGTGAAAAGGAATGGCTATATATTTATCTGAGGATATAGTAGTTTATAATATATGCAAGGGAGGGAGGGGGTAAACTACCGGGGGCCGATTTTCAGGCGACACGTCTGTTTTGACATACCCGTTTTGACACTTGATTAAAAAAGAAAACAATTTCAGAAGCTACAAGTTCTTGTGTCAAATCTGTAAAACAATACGATTCCAAACACGAATGAGAATCATTCTCATCTACGCAAATGCAAATGAGAATCATTCGTATTTACAAAAACCATTGTTACAATTTGTTACACTTGCAGACAAAAATAAATTGAACTTGGCAGTGAACAAAGCCACTAACAAAGGCAAGCGACTTGCTTGCTTCTACTCTGGAGATTTTCACATGGCTTCTTATCAGATTTTCACCACTGCCGACAATGCTGCAATGACTGCAAAGGACAACGAGCGAACCATCGTTGCACGATTCAAGAATCCAGCACGGGCTATTGCAGTCAATATTCCAAACGATGCATGGGAACAGATGCACAATGCCGTAAGCAATCCGACATATCGGGCATTATTGGATGGAGTATTGGAGAGCGCAGCCAAGGGCATCATCAGCGCCTACTACCTGAACACTTGGGAGACTAACAAGGTAACTATCAGCACTATCCCAGATAGCATCATCAATGCCGAAGCCATACTGGAGCAAGCTGCTGGCAACAATAGCGACTGGATGACTAAGGATGAACTGGCCGAAGCGTGGAAAGAAAGCGCCACACGAGCTAGAATCTATGACGCTGGCAAGTACGCAGCCAGTCAGGCATACCGCCGAGCCTTCACGCGCTTTGAAGAAATGATCTTAAAGCTGGCAGGCAAGACCAGCTTCTACAAGCCAGAGGAGTTGGACGCCATACTTGCCAAACTCAGCGATGAAGATTTTGAAACAGAGTTCGGGAGGTTCGTTCTGCGCCGTGTGCGCGCACTGCAAGACAAGCCAACAGCCGCAGACGTTGACTTGAGCGTGCTGTAAACCCTAGACAAGCCCAGCAGAAATGCTGGGTTTTTTCAGCCTATTAAATACGAATGATTCTTATTCTCAAAAAATTTTCCTCGCTCGCTACGCTCACTCGTCTTATCGTGTGTCCTACGGACAGGGGGCTAAAGCCCTTTTAGAGCGCTTTGTTGCGCTATATCCTATACAACTCTTCCAAAAATTCTAAAATTTTTAACACTAGATTTGCAAGCTGCAAACTACTCAATGATCTGTCAAACTAACTACTAATGGGCTGCGCCAGTTACGGAGTACGTTATGACACCTAAAGAATACGCAATTGAGTTGCTTGCAAAAGGCATTCCTACGAGCCAAGTGGCCGCGGCCGTGGGCGTAGATGACAGCTACATAAGCCAACTAAAGGCAGACCCAGAAGTGCAGCAGTTGATTGCATCAAAGCAAGCAGCACACAGTGAAACAAACTGCAAATTTGATGAAACTCTGGAGCGAGCAGAAATGCTTGCACTTGAGAAGATTGAAAAGAATATGCAGTTTGCAACGCTGGGCCAAGCCCTGGCCGCATTCCGCGTACTAAATGGTGCACGTAAACGAACTGATCCAGTTACGCAGTCTGAATCTGGCACATCAATCACAGTCAATCTGACATTGCCAGCAACTGCACTTCCACAGTATGTAACAAACTCTCGTTCAGAGATTATCGAAGTAGAGGGGCAGACTATGATTTCAGCCACACCTAAAACGCTTGATCAAATCTTGGCCGCAAAAGCCACAGACAAGATCTCATTGCCACAAACTACCAGTCTGGAAAAAGCAGCAGCTATGCTCGAAAGTATCAAACTGCCAGCCCGCCAAGCTCCACGTCGAGTACCTGCAGGATTGTCGATTGACAATCTGTAAATCATGACTACCCCAGTATTTGCTCGTAGAAACTTAGATGGCACTGTCAACGTAGTTGACGGTGAGTTTGAGGCAGATTCTAAGTTTGCACTGCGCGTCGTAGATGCGCGTGCTTTGGCATTGCTTGCTGCCATTCAAGACAACACTGCTAATAACCCGCCGGGCAGTCCTGGCTACGCATACACATTCAACTGGACAGGTGATCTGTTGACCAGTGTAGTACGTACACATGGTGGCATCTCACAACAACTAACGTTAACGTATGATGCAACTGGTAAGTTGCAATCTATGACCAACTGGATTCACATCTAAGGACTTGATATGGCATGGTCATTTTCNNGGTTTTATTGCTTGGGGGGTGTGAGATGGCGATTACTCGACGGGTGACGCAGGTTTACGCAGGACCTTCTGCTGCTGGTCAGATTCTTGCGCCGACGATTGACGTGGGCTTGGGTGTGCCTGCTGCTATGGCTGGGACTGTATCTCAAACTTCCATCTTTGGTGGGGACACATTGAGCAACGTCACGGCCTACTGTGGTTTCAGGGTTGTAAATGCCATGAATCTTTCAAGTAGACAGCGCGTTGGTTTTGGAGTTGCTCATAATGCTTTGAACAGGAACGCATGTGGTACATATTCAAACGGCGGTATCAGAATTGTTTTTCAAGATTCATTTGGAAATTGGAGTTCGTTTCATATATATGGCCGTGATTATTCTGCATTTAGCATCGCAGAACTTGGAGCTATGGGTGGTAATACAGGATTCGGAATAACAACACCTAGATTTTTTATAGATAAATCTCGCACTCCAGATCAATCATCGGGTGTATTGGACTGGACATCTATCGTTGCTTTTGAGGTTCATTTTCGCCCTGTTTCTAGCGGGAGAATGCAACTCAGCGTTGGTCAAATAATCACCTCAGATGAACCAATACATACAGGATCTGTCTCTGGTGCAAATGTATTTGCGGACGTTCAAGCCGCATATGCCAATTCTTCCGGTGGAAACTGGTGGATGAATTTTGTTTCAAGCGCAAACTCTTTTGTGGCTAGTGGTCTTGCTCAAAGTGGATGGTATTCACAAATAGGCCTAGACATTGGTGATGGTAGCACAACGACAAATTGTGTTGTTTCAAATGTAACTTGGGCGCCTTGGAATACGCCTGAAGGCTTTTCTATTGGCGGCTCTCAGCCCGGATACCCTGCAATTCTTTTGTCTCAGCCAAGAATTTTAAGAATAAATCAATCCGCCACCGATAACGTTTCGTTTACAGATTGCTCATTCAGCAGCTTTTTTGATTGGGGCGTCGAAGTCACCGGATCAACGGCAGGAACATGCATCTTCACGCGCTGTCAGTTCTGGCGCTACGAAACCTTCATCGCAGGCCACGGCCAGTACATCGACTGCCAGTTCAACGGCGCATCTGCACCCGTCGAGGTCAACGGCACCAGCGTCATTCTGGACGGCGTGATCCGTGACGCCGCGACCACGGCACTCAAGGTCAACACCGGCCCAGCCATCTATGATGACCTGCGGCTGCGGTTCAACAACCCAACGGCCACGGCGGACATTGAACTGGGTTCAGGTGGTGCAGGCACCTACGAACTGCCGAACATAGAAGTCCCTGCCGGGTACACGCTGAAGATCAGGAACAACAGCGCGACGAACGCCATCACCGTGGCGATCCCGTTGGGCATCGCGTTCAGCACCAGCACGGCAGGCGGAACGATCAACGTCATCACGCCGAGCGTGACGGCAACAGGCCAGATCACCAACATCGTCAGCGGCTCCCGCATTCAGGTTTTCAACCAGACGACGAACACCG